CTTTTGTAGAATCTATCTTTTTTTCTATTGCACCTGCATCTATATATTGTCTCTTATATTCGGATGTAATACTTCTTTGTAATTCATCTAATTCATCAAAATTTATTAATTGATTTTTAGTTATTTCTTCAATGTCTTCCTGTAAGTCTTTTTCTTTTTCTAAATTTTTTAGTTTCTTTTCTTGTTCTTGTTCTATTTTTTTGACAAGATTTTCATATTTTTTTAATTCAGAAATAATATCTTTATATGTACCATATTCATTTACTAAAGCCTTTAATTTATTTTTTAAATCTTCTTTTGTTTGATTGGTTACATATTTATATTTTGCTAATTCTTTATTAATGGCAGTCCATTCTGCTTGAGTACTTTTTAATAAGTCTCTATATTCTTTTATATCCTTTATATCCTCTTGAGAAAATTGCTCTTTTGCCATTAGTAATTTTTATTCAAAATTTTGTCAATTTCTTTAGTTGACAATCCTTGCTTTTGTAAAGTATTTTTCATAGAAATTAATGCATCATCCATTCTATCATTCCAAATAGAATATAACTTTCCCAACTGTGGGTCTTTTTTAGATATATCTCTTATAAAAGATTGTTCTCTATTATTAGATTTTGCTTTTAAGAATAGATTTAATAATCTATTAAAAACACTCATTTCAATCAATCTTTGTTTAGGCATAAAATACTTTAGTATAAATATTACTTTCTAGATGTTTTTGATGTATTTGATTTTTTAGATGCCTTTTCGTATGATTGTTTTTCCGATTCTTTTGTTTTCAACAATTCTCTCCAATAAAATTCTCTTAATTTAATAGGCATATAATATAGGTCTTGCCAATTAAATCCACCATTGGCAAAATATATCATTTGAAATATTTTTTCATGTAAAACTACTGAATAATTACTCGGCAGGGTAAAAAAAGTTTAACCCGAATGGGATTCTTAGTGCCTCCATTTCACCGTCTGAATGTTCGTAGTTGAATGTTAAATCTAAATCAGGAGTTATAGATTTCATATACTTTCTCAAACCTCTACTATCACCTGCAAGTAATTGATTTGTTACAAAATTACTAATAAATCCTAAATCTTTATTTCCACCAACTTCTACTATAATTCTTCTATATCTTGCGGTAATTTCATTACCTTGTTTTAAAACCTTTTCGGTTGCCTCTATATCTTTATTTATTGCCAATTCATCACCATGTGTTAACAATTTAAATTTAATTGTTGTTTTTGAAACAGGTAATGTATATTCGTATTCATTTTGTCTATTTAATAAAGATTCGTCTACTTCTTTTACCTGTATTTGTGATAAATCAACATTAACTTCAACATCTTGTCCAGAACCATTATCTCTAACTGATATTTGATAATCAGGACCAAATGCTAACATTCTACTTGTAACTAATATTGCATTCTTATCACCTACCAATAAATCGTTAATATGTACTCCAGGTTCAACTACAATAGATTCTAATAACTTATCTAATTGAATACCTTTTTTAATCAAATTAGTAGAAGTTAAAATGTCTTCTTCTTTTGCAGTCATTAACTTAATTGTGATTTCTCCTTTGGATAGTGGAGAACTTTCAGGATAACATAATCCTTTTGATGGTAAACTGATAATTTCGGTTGGGAAAGGAAATGACCTTTGTCCTTGTTGTGTAAATCCACCCAATCCTCTTGTAACTTGTTGTTCAATGTTTTGTTCCATAATATAACTTTTGTCTTTATTATATATATTATGTTTTTCAAAAATAAAAAAGGGATACTTTATGGGTATCCCTTTCTTTTATAATTTTAATACGATTAGTATTCTAAGATTGCGTAATCATACGCTAAACTCAATGTGATTGAAACCGGGTCTGTTGTGTTTGACCAATCCATTTCACCAAAGTTTGCTTGTACAATGAATGCACCTTTTAATGTCCATTCTTCAACTTTATCTCCTACTGGACCTAATGCCCAAAATTTGATATCTTTTTTGTAGAATGCAGCGTATCCATCTCTACCTGTGATTGACTCATGTGATAATCTAATCCAATCCATTACTTGTTGAGCTCCAGATGGGGTGATTGGGTCATATAGAGTGATTTCTACATCATCCCATTGTGTTTTACCCTTAATCTTTCTTTTTACATTTATATGGTCTAACTCAACCACTTCTGATGTAACAGTAGGTCTTTGTGCTGTTTTGATAATGTACGATTCGATACCATTGATTTCCATTATAAACCTATTGGCTAACTTTGGTTCAAAATTACGGTAGAAAATTTTATCAAACTCTAATATTTCTGGCATTTTACTTTATTTTAATTCTTTTATATAAATATCTGTTTTCTAAATTATCCGTTAAATGTTGCTCCAGTTGGTAAGATGTTGAAATCAATTTGAATGAATTCAGCAGTCTTAGTTGGTTGTAAGTAGATAGCACCTGCTAAGATGTTTCTATCGATTACGTCTGGAGTGTTATTAGATTCATCCATTACAACACGGAATGCGTACAAACCTTGTCTTTGTTGGATTGATTCTAAATAAGGGTTAACAATATTTAAAAATGTGTTTCTTGTTGTTGAAGTATTTTGTTCGAATACTAAGAATCTTGAAGTAGATGCTATGTATTTTCTAACAGTTAACAACAATCTTCTAACATTGATTCTATCCAATGCAGATGGTCTATCTTGTAATGTTTTTTGTCCGAATACTACAATACCTTGTCCTGGGAATTGTACGATTGGGTTTACTTTACCTTCGTATAATTCATCTTTTTCAGACTGAGTTAATCTATTTAATACACTAACTGCTCCTACCAATCCACCTCTATTCAAACCTGCTGGTGCGAACCATTCTGCTGCTACTCTATCGTTTGCTGCAAATACTCCAGGTAATAATACCGATGGTGGGACTGTTACTAATTTATTTGTATTAATATCGATTGTTTTAATCCAAGGATAGTAAGTTGCTGCGTAATTAGTATCCAACTCACTAGCTTTAGTAATTGTTGTTTCTAAACTTAAATCAGAATCACCCATTTCAGTAATAAAGAATGCATCTGCTCTTTGTTCAACCATATCAACAATTGCTGTGTGAATATATGAGTGGTCGTTCTTTGTAACACCAGGTGCTACAACCATATTAATATCAAATTCATCTGCGTTAGATAAAGCGTTAATTGCTTTCATATATGCAACGGAACCATTTGATGTGGAATTTGTTAAATCAAATCCTTGTGTGTTTCCTTGAGATATATCAGAACCCAAATTAATAGGTGTTAATGGACTCATACCATCAAACCCTTCTTGGAATGCTACAACGAATTGTGCAGTTGTAGAACCTACTGATAATGAACCTCCATTTGCTACATCTAATCCAAACACAGAGTTAGAACCTATTGTTGCAGAAACTGGAATTGGTTTTAAGTATACTTTATTATCATTATTGAAATCCAAATCAATACCACCATATTGTGTTGCAGATGCAGTTACAAATGTTACTACTGGAATTAAACTATTGTTTGCTCCAGCTACAACCGGTAATTGATAAGCTGCATGTCCGAATGGAACTGCTTGAATTGGTGCGTTTACATTTAAGCTTGCAACTCTAATATATTTTGAAGTATTTACCCAATCACCTTCTTCTTGTATTTTACCATCTGAATTTGGAACGAATGATAATTTTCTATCACCAATTACTCTACTAATAAAGTTTGGGGAGTTGGGGTCTAAGTTTACATTTGCAAATGTTTCTAAAACATTCTTTTTCTTATTTGTATCATTAAAATCTCTCACTACAACTGTAAATGTTCCATAGTCTGTTCCGTTTATTGAACCAGCTGCTTTAATATTTGAAATACCTATTTTTACTTTTGTATTTGCAGAATTACCAACACCCAATGTTTCAAATTTGAAAAGGTCGTATCTTTCACCACTAATTTGTTGTGATTTAATCATCGGTGTCAATGCTTCTTGTGCATCAAATGTGAAGTCTTGTTCATCTAATATTACTACACTTGCAGTAGCGATTGATTCCGTTACAGCTGTATTTTTAAATACACCATAAGCATATCCTGATTTTGAACCAAATGGAGATGTTCCATAAGTAGATTCGATATCTGTTAATTCAACTACACCACCCGAAATGTCTGATATAATTGTTGAACCACTTAATCCTGTCAATGAAGAACCTGTTGGGAATAATATTGCAAGTGAAGATGTTACATTACCATGTGAACCTACTACCATCAATGGTTTCCCTGCTGTATATCCACCAACACCTGCTACTCTACAAATTGTTGCAGTTCCTGCTTCTCTTAAATAGTTTTGTACTGCTAAAGGAGTATAATATTTTCCATCAGCTGCTCCAAATAATGAAGTAAACTCAGCTTGTGAATTTACGATTGTTGGAACTACTGGACCTTCGTTGAAAGGGCCTATGAATGCTGCACCTATATCTGCTACACCTTGTTGTAAGAATGAAAGGTCATTTTCTCTTGTGAAAACACCTGCCGATACTAATTTTTCTGCCATTTTATATGCTTTAATTTAAATTTATTAATTCTCCTTATAAATATAAAAATTTATGTCAAAACAATAATTCTTATTTATATGTTGGAGAGAAATAATTATATGTTTGTGTTACCGATGTCGAAGTTTGTAATGTGTTATAGAACAATACTGGTCCTATTTGGCCATTCCAAAATGTTGTTATTGCACTATTACTACCAATTGTTACAAAGTTACTATTAGATGGTGCAGTAAATGCTGATGATGTATATGTTCCAATTGAACTACCATCCACATAAACTGTTGTTGTACCACTAGGTTGGAAAGTTGCTGAAATCATATACCAAACATTTGATGATAATGAAGTTGTAAATTGACCACTATTTCCTAATGAACTACCTCTAAATTGAATTCTATTTAAAGTAGAGCTATCTGTTGATTCTATTGCCAAACCATAAAAACCTGCGTAGTCAAAAATGTGTCTTGTAGTTGTACCTAATGTTGTTGTAGGTCTAATCCACATATGAATTGTACCAGTATTAGTATTAAATTGAGAAATACCACCATTTATATTAGTCGTAGTATCTTTATACCAGAATTGGTTTGTACCATTTCCTGCCCAATATTTTTCTTTTCTACTAGCTCCGTTATTATATGATGGGTTACCACCACTAATACCTGCTGCATTTGAAACACCGGCAGGTCTTACACCCGTATTATATCCACTTAAATCTAACCAGTCAGTTGTTGCCGTACCATTTGTAGATGCAGCTTTTGATGGGTCTAAGTACATTCTTAAACCACTTGCAGGAATAGATGGTTGAGTTGTTGTTCCTTTGTTATGTGAAATTAAACCATTTGAAATATACACATCGGCATTTTCCACATTTACAGTTACAATTTCAACATCTTCTCTTACAATTTCTATATTGCTTATTTCAACTTCTGTTTCATCTTGCATTACAAGTCTATCACCAGGTAAAATATCACCTACATTCTTAAACTTATATTTTCCAATCTCATTATCCCAAACGTATAGTGGGTGAGTTTCAGTTGCCTTTATTAAACCATTATTTAAAGAAAAATATCCTTCTGCAAAATTAAAAGTCAAATCACTAACTGTTACATTTTGTGTAGTTCCTAATAATTCGTCAGAGTGATAAAATCTCCATTCAACTTGGTCACTTTCTGGGTCTTGTGTTTCATCAGGTAATCCTGCAGGAACCCATGATTTAATTTCGTCTCCAATATTTAAATCTTCAACATTTACCATTGTACCATCTGCCAATTGGATTTGTGTACCGAATAATAAACAAAAATCTGGTTCGTTTATTGTATTGTAAACATCAACTGCAAATAATACTTTTGTAGTTGTAGTTCCGTAGTTTGTTGCTGCTAAATTATATCCATCTGCATATGCCATACTTAATGTAGCGGCAGCTTCCGAATAGTTAGATGAGTTAATTGATGCAGGAGTTATTGGGAAAACAGAATTACCTGTTCCAAATGATTTTGAACCAGTTGCAAAATTTGCATTATTAAAAGAACAAGTATAATTATTCAATTGTTGTTGTACTTTTGAATAAAATAAAGAACCTGTTGAATTAAATGTAAATTGTGCATTTTCAGTTGTACTCTCTACTATATATGTAAATGTAGGTGGTGTAACTGTAATTGAATCGGTTGCAAAACCAATCAAAGAACTATTATTTGCAGTTCCTGATAATCCACCTAATGATACTTGTCCACTTCTTGCAGAACCACTAACGGCTCTAAATAAATTTCCTAATGATAAGTTTGTCCTTGGCATATTTTTATGTATTAATCTCCGTTATAAATATCTAAAAGTTTTTGTTTCCATACATCTTTATTAGAGAAATTAGATATCATCCACTTTTTAAGTTTGTCAAATTCAACTTTACGGGTTTCATAGTCATCTTTACAAATTATTTCGTAAGTTTCTTTAAATGTTTCCTTACTATCTGCTTTGTATTTGTAGTCAATTAAGTCTACCCATTTTGTATGTAATATTGGTAGTTTGCCCCAATCTATTGCTTCAAAAATTCCATATCCAAATGGTTCATTTTCAAAACAAGAATGTGATATTCCCCAATCTAATCCGTAAAATCTTTCTTTATGTTTATGGTCAAATTTGTAAACTTTTGATTTTTCAAATTTATATCCATATTTTTTTCTATAATACTTGTTGAATGTTTCTGAATTTGTAGATATGTATGAATCAATTCCGTCTATATATTCCAAATTCTTTCTACCTTCTGCTCTTGCTGCAAATCCTATCTTAGTATTATTTGTTAATTCTTTATTATGTGTAAACTGATATGTGTTTGGAATATGATGTAAGTTTTCCGTTTTGTATGGAAAATGATACAATCCTACCCAAACTTTATTTTTAATTTTATCTATCAATTCACTTTCCCATTCCCAATTACCATACCAATGCAAATATTCATCTTTATTCATTTGTGACATCATTGATACCTTTGTCAAATTATGAAATACAATTGAATTGATTCTATCTAAATTATTATGAATTGCGGTCGTAGGAGTGTAGTGTCCATGTAATATATGAATGTTTCTTGCACCTTTTAGAATTTCATCAATATCTAACTCATTGGTTTCCCAAATATGGTCTATATCAATTGGAAATTCTTCATAATTATCGGGTCTCTTTCTATGAAACAAAAGAAGTGGCTTAACTTCTAAATGAGGTGCCACTTCTTTTATCCATTCGGTTACCCACATATCTGCACCACTGTTGAACCAAGGCCCTCCAGCGGTTGTGTAGTAAACATCATACATTTATTATAAACCTTTTTGTTCTTTTAACTTTTCTATTTCTAAAGTTAAAGAGTGTATTTGTGTTTGTTGTTCTTTAATACCTTCAATCAATAATGCAACTAACTTGTCATATTTAACTGCCTTATATCCATTGTCTCTGTCTTGAACTAATTGTGGTAATACTGCTTCAACTTCTTGTGCAATTACACCCACATCATTTCCTTCGTATCCATGAACATCTTTCAATTCTACTCTCCAATCGTAAGTGTTACCACTAATCTTAGAAATCTTTTCTAATGCATTTTCAATTGGTTTGATATTTTCTTTCAAACGAATATCCGAAGTAGAGAATGCTACAACATCATTTGCTGCATCAATTCTACCAGATGTTCCACTTGCATCCATACCAACTCCGATTGAACCAAATCTTACATTTGATGTAGTACTTAAACTTGCAGTGAATGAATTTAAAGCGGTTATCGAAGTTGCTCCTGAACTTAAATCCGTTGTTAAAGCAATGGTACCATTTGCCGATGGGAATGTATATTGGTATCCTGGATAATCCGAACCTGTATTATTTGGGAATAATAAATCGTGATAAAGTGTACCACCTGTTTGAGGAGCTATATTAACATTAAGTCCGTTTGGATGACCACTCAACATTGTATGATTTGATACACCGGTTCCACCAATTACCCAATCTACCGAAGCACCACCTGCACTTCCTGTTGGTACTCCACCATATCTCCAATCCAATGCTAAACCTTGTCCAAGTGTAGGTGGTCTAAGTCCATTCAAGTTAAAATCTGCATATCTAAATTGAATAGTAGAACCACTTATTATAGTTGTACCGTTGTGATATAAATTAATATTATTTCCGTACAAATCTAAATCATTCGTAATAATCGCAGAACCACTTATAGTTGTTGCTGCATTGATAGATAATGTTCTGCTATCATTTGCCATATTACCAAGCATAAATGGTTGTTGACCACTATCACCATTACTTATATACAATTTATAACTTTCCGTAGTATCTGAACTAGGGCCTGCATTTGCACCTAATAAAAGGTTGTTTGTACTATTACCTATTAAATATTCACCTGCGGAATATCCTAATGCTGTACTTTTAGTTGGGGTATCATTAGAATCAATACTACCTAATAATGCATTACCACCAATTGCAGTATTGTAAATACCATTATTCAGATAAGTACCCGCATTAGTTCCTAAAAATACGTTCTGACTCACATTTGAACCAGTCATATTAAATGCAGTACCATATCCTATTGCAATATTTTGACTATTACTACCACTTATACCATATCCTGCACTTTCACCAACACCTATATTAGACGTACCAGTTGTTAATTTATTTAATGCAAGTCTACCAATACCCACATTACCTACACCACTTGTCAAAAATGGCATTACATCAATACCTAAAACAACGTTTTGGTCAGGACTAGTTCCTCTTCTACCAACTTGAAATTTACCAGCGTCTAGATATGAACCATCTCCAATTTGTATATTTGCTTGAGAGTATAAACCATTAGGGAAAGTTTGAGAACCATCCGCATTTGTAGATAGTGTCGATACAACTGCACCATTTGATACTACTTTAATTGAACCTGTTGAGATGTATAAATCTCTCCAACTTTTTGTTGCAGAACCTAAATCAAATACATTATCTGTTTGAGGAATAAGTGAAGAACTTAAAGATGCTACAACATTTACAGTATCTGCTGATGCATCACCAATTGTGATTGCTCCACCTAATGTTAAATTACCTGCAATATTTGCATTTCCGGTAATATCTAATCCAGAACCCGAAATAGCTCCGAAATTTCCGGTACTTCCTGTTCCTGCTGATGATAATACGATGTCGCCTGTTGCTCCACCTACTACTAATGTTCCCAATGTGGTATTCACATATGGTTCTCCGAATGCTAATGACCCGGATTGTTGTGCGGTACTACCACGTCTAAATTTAAGTCCCATTTTAGTTTACTCTTTTTTTTAGTTAAAGTATAATAAATTCATTATACCCTTATAAATATCTATTTGTTTTCCAGTTGATTTATCTTTATTAATAAAGAATCAATTTGTTTTTGTTGTTCTTTGATTGCTTCTATCATTAAACCCATCATTTTTGAATAATCTAATGCTAAAAAACCATCTTCTCTTTCTTTCACCACTTCTGGTAAAACTTCTTGAACTTCTTGTGCAATCAAACCAGTATTAGGAGTTGATTTTGTTACTTCATTCACATCATCATTCCATTCCCAAGTTACACCATTCAATTTAGTTACCTTTGATAACGCATCAGAAATTAATACGATATTATGTTTATGTCTTTTATCCGAAGTATAGTATGCTGTAATATCACCCGTTGCCGTAATTGCTCCATTAATTGTCAAACCTGTGAAGGTTGGAGATGATGTTGTTAATACTGCTTGGTTTAATACTGAATCATATCCAGTCGTTGATGATAGTGTTACTTGAGATGAACCACTAACTATTCCTGCTGGTATTGAACTAATATCTGCGTATGTTATTTGTGATGAACCCGAAACTATACCATTAGTTGATAATATTTGTCCAGTAATAGAACCACTTACATTTACATTACCATAAATATTATTATTAGTTCCATCCCAACGATATTTAATATTACCTTGTCCATCTGCTAAAACTATATTATTAGATAAAGATTCTTCACCTGTATATTTACCAATTATTGTATTGTAAGAACCCGTAGTAATTAAATTTCCTGCAGTATCACCAATTACAGTATTGCCTTGACCTGTGGTATGCCATTCTAAAGCAGAATGTCCAATAGCTATATTACTACTACCACTTACATTTAGTCTTAATGCAAGTGCACCTACACCAACATTATAATTACCAACATTATCAGCCAAAGCATTTGTACCTAAAGCCGTATTATTAACACCTGTTGTATTTGTTGCTAGAGATGCATTTCCTACTGCAGTATTACCATTACCTGTTGTATTATTTTGCATGGCACCTGAACCTACTGCAGTATTTGAATTAGCAGTAGTATTATATCTTAAAGCACCCCAACCAACGGCAGTATTAGCGTTTGCCGTTGTAATAGCAGTTAAAGTCCATGCACCAATTGCAGTATTAGAAACACCTGTTGTATTATTTTGTAAGGCAGTGTGGCCAATGGCAGTATTAGTAGTACCTGTCGTATTTGCACCTAATGCACTTACCCCTACTGCAGTATTAGTAGATCCCGAATTTAATCCTTTACCTACCGTTAATCCATTAACGATTAAATCACTTGGAAAAGTTTGAGAACCATCTGCATTAACAGATAGTGTCGATACAACTGTTCCGGCTGGATTTACAAATTTAATTGAACCCGTTGATATATAAAGGTCTCTCCAAATTTTACTTGCAGAACCTAAGTCAAATACATTTGTTGTTTGAGGAATAAGTGAAGAACTTAAAGATGCTACTACATTAATTGTGTCCGATGTGTTATCACCAATTGTTAATTGTCCACCTACTGATAAATTACCACCGATATTTGCATTTCCGGTAATGTCTAATCCAGAACCCGAAATAGCTCCGAAGTTTCCAGTACTTCCTGTACCTGCTGATGATAATACGATGTCACCAGTAGCACCACCGACTACTAATGTTCCCAATGTGGTATTCACATATGGTTCTCCGAATGCTAATGAACCGGATTGTTGTGCGGTACTACCACGTCTAAATTTAAGTCCCATTTTAGTTTACTCTTTTTTTTAGTTAAAGTATAA